CGGTACTCTAGGCGATGCAGGTGAGGATTCCAACGGCGCGTAGCGCCGCCAGGATCCCATCCTGCATGCCTGAACCAACCAACGGCACCGGAACCGGCGCGAACATCAAAGAAGCGGTAACGCTTCAGAGATGCGACTGCCCGGTAGATGTAATCACAGGTATCATAGTAACCTCTCATGAAGAAGTTATTATGGCTATCTAGATTACTCACTACCGATTCCGGCTTGGACACAACTGGCATAGACAAGATGCTAACCTTGGTCACATCGTGACCTTGGAATGCATCAACACCGCATGACTCTCTGAACTTGCCAGTTCGGAAAGTCTTGTTGGGGTTCACCTTGAGACCAAGGTGTGTCAAAGCAGCCAGCGTATTGTCCACGGAGTCTGTGGGGACGATAATATCGTCACCAAAGACTTGGACCTCCTTGCTAGCCCACCATATATTCGCCTGCGTAGGTTTGAGGCGTCTTGAAAACAAGACGCTCCCGACCGCTATGTAGGTAAATACGATGGTCTGCACGGGAAAGGTCACAGCGGAGCCCATCGTGGTAAATTTCCTAAGCTTATAAAGCCTCGGAGATTTACAATCGATGTCGTTCCGGATCCACCTAGTACGACACGCTTGAAGCGCATCGAGTAGGCTCGGAGATGCTCGAAAGAGCCGCTCTATGAGCCAGCACGATAATCGATCAGACGCACTCGACAAATCAATAGTCGCGTGCGACTCAGATTGGGAAGCGCTGAGCGCCAGATCACCGTTTGCGGATTGGTCTCGAAAAGAGATACAATCAGCAACGGAAGAACTGGACACTCGGCTCATCAGAAAATCTCTGATCAGCTGCTGACACCACTGATGAGAAACAGGCTCAGAGGCAATAAGCCTTGGACCAGTAATCGTCTTTGGGACAGCAATCAGCCGAGATGGGGGCTCATGCGACTGAAGAGAAGCATGATACTCGCTCTGACGACTGACGAAGTCAGCCCATTCGCTGTAGTTATGGAATCCATAATCAGCGAACGGAAAGACTCGGTCAAGCTTAGCAGGCCAGAAGGGGAACTGATATTTATCAGAACCTGTCTTAAGGTCTGCTACCGCTCCAGGTCCGTGTCGAGGTCGCCATTCGGACGGGTCAAACCGTCCGATCTCAGCGGTGCAGTTGTCGGCAACCGATTGGATTGTCGATAAATGCTCGTTTGAGACATAGGCGGGGGACTCACTTTCGGTTCCGAGGAACGGAAAGAGAGGAAGCACAGTGCTAACGTGATCTCCAAGCTGAAGATCGCGAGCAGCATCAGGGCTAAAGTCGTCGAGGTCCCATGAGAGGGACGGTTGACGAACTTCCCCATCGATCCTGAAGAACTCATCTACATGTTCCCATGTTGATGAATCAGAACAAGGTAAGCGGAACTTCTTCGCAGCTCCAAAGAGCTGACGGAGGAACTCCACAGCCTTGATATCAGGCTCGATCCTCAACTCTCCACTTTCGTCGAAGACAGAGAGGAACATTCCCTTAAAAAGTTTTGGGATTGATCCATGCCTACGGAACGGACCCATATAGGGTACGCCCGAAGGTGTCAGCTGTCGTTGGGACAAGCATATATCAAAATGCTTACCCATTGCAGGAAGGAAGTCGAGGAAAACTCGACCTCCAGCCTTCTCGACGCTAGAGAGCAAGCGCTTGTAATCACGCTCGCAATCAACGCGAAGACGAGGACAAATACGGACTATGTCACTTAACATAGCCTTGTAGAGTCCTAGAAGGTACACTTCGTAGCTCTTCATTACTCGCCTCCTCAGGTAGGGGGTTGGGTAATCTACGAGCTAAGAGCACCTTGAATCCGATTCAGAGGCCTCATACTATCGAGGCGATTGAACGGACGATCTGCTCTAAGATATACGAGGCTATACGAAATAGCCAAGCATAGATTAGAACGGAGGCTATCGTTGCGACAGCAAAGGCCAAGAGTCTTACGACTCCCAACCCAGAAGCTTCGCCGCGATGCCACCGGCCTTGACCATGTAAAAAGACATGGCCTCGGACAGGTCGATGATGTCCGACGCAGTGCCATTCGGATCCGTACGGACCGTATAGATCACTTGCGTGTTGGACCCCAGGGGGATGGTCGAAGTAGGTTTCACGAACCGAGTGAACGTCACAGTGTGACGATCATACGGTTGCGTGCCCGCTTTGACGTTGTCCCGAGAGTGCCGGACTTGCGCCCGGTACGTCACGAGGCCTTCGTCGAGAAAATATTCCGACGAGTAGCCGTCCTGGTTGATCAGCGGAAGAGTCTTGGCGGTTCCACCGGAACCGTCGAGAGTCACCGTCAAGGTTGAGCCTAGCATGTGTACATTCCTTTCAAGGATGGTTGATCCATTCAGCGTTTAAATCGCTGAATGAACAACGACCCGAGAATGGACAGTCTATCCTGCCCGATAAAGGGCAGGAACGCGTTAACTGAGGCACCACCTACGAAACGTTCTTTAGTTTCGTAGATGATCGTACCATTACCACCCGTAAGTGCAGAACCTGCACTAGGGGTAGTAGTGATGTTGCTGATAGTCACCACATCCTGCATAACACATGCAGAATATGGGATAGCAGGGACTGTATTTGACCATGTCATAGCATAGCTATGAACATCAGTAAACCAGTCTATCACCCACGTCCAGGGAATTACTTCCCAGAGCCCATTCATCAAGCCTTCGAGAGTCATCCCGGAGACTAGTTGACGAGCTTGACGTATGCGATCAGCATCACTTGGGTTGTACTTTGGAACGGCAGTCGGTTTCCACCGAACTGTCGCCCAACGTTGGCCATAGGAGTACTGCTTGAACAAAGAAGTACCCCCCACGCCAGTAAAAGAGGAAGTCACTTGTGACGACGTCTTTTCTGCGCTGGCTGTGCCCAATTTGATACGACGGTGTAACCCGGTATGACTGTATAACCTGTCCA